GAGCCGGAGTCGGACCAAAAACCAGGTCGGCTGTTGATCCTCCGATAAACCCGAAGAAAGTGATCGCAAGTGTGGCCGTCCAACCATTCACGGCACTCCAAATGACTTGTGCCGTGACAGTCACGGTGCTGGAGCCAACAACCTGGCTGGCAGGTTGCACGCATTGATTTTCAGCCCAACAACACCTCTCGTAGTCGTATGTGAACTCGAGTACGGCTTCCCATCGACAGTCCGAAACGTCGGCGTCATTTGCTGACTGTTGCACAAGTTCAAAGGTCAATGGGCCAAGAATCCTGTCAATGCTGAAATACCCGCATCCGTATGCGTTGTCATACGGCGGTTCCCAAGGCAGGCAAGGGTTGTAGTTTGGGTCTGGGTTGTACGGCTCAGTTTCACAAGGGCCAATTGTGGGACTGGTGCAATACTCTGGGTAGTACGGGTTTGGGAACGGGCAGCAGGTCGCATTGAACTCGATTGAACCGTGCCAAGTCATGTAGAGTTTCTTGGCGCAAGACCCACAACCGGGCGGTAAACAGTCGCAACAGAATCTGTTGTTGTTCATTTCCAGTCGTAGTCCGCAATGGTCCAGCCGCGGAGCCCCGCGGCGTCGTGCCAGCCCAAGTCCACGAACTTGCCGCTGTCCTCGTCAAACGCCGCCAGGCGGACCTTGCCCTTGGCCTCGAGCACCATCCGCGGTTCCCCCGGCGGGGCCACCGGCGGGAGCGTTTCGCACCCGGTCGATAGCACGCCGCACGCCGTCCCTATGACGGCTGCCGCGTACCACGCGCACCGAGGGATCAGTCCAGCGGTCGAGCAGAGCCACCAGTACGGCCACCACAACGCCGCCGAGAAGAACGCCCAGCTCGGCCACGTCACTTCGGCTCCTCGACGTACGCCGCGGCCTTCGCGTCGCGGGCGAAGACGAGGCCGATGCCCGACAGGACGGCCGCCACGGCCACGGCGAGGTCCGGGTTGGTCGCCGGGTCATTGTCCACGAGGGCCTGCACGGCGCCCGCGATGGCCATGATGACGGTGGTGATGCCCAGCGTGGTGGTGCGCCAGCTCTTGGTGTTCATCGTGTCTCCAGTTGTTCGAGGCGCCGGTGGTGCGCCTTCGTGCGTTCATCAAGGGCCTCGATGCGGGCGCTTAGTGCACCCAGCTTTGAATACAGGAACGCGGCCGCCGACCAGCTGGCGGCCAACGATCCGATGATGGCGTAGACGGTCTCGATGGTCATGGCGACAGCAGCTCGGCCTTGCGAGCCTCCGTGAGAATTCCGAGGTGCACGAGGTAGTCCATGCCGACCGAGGTGGTGGGGTCGTCGGAGACGACCTCGGTGGCGGTCTGGAGGAACATCAACAGGTCGGCGACGGCCCCATCGGCCACGGACGCTGTGCGGATTGCCGCCCGCTCGTCCACGGTGAAACGCCGCAGGAACTCGTACGAGGTCCAACGCGGGGCGGACCAGTCCCAGCCCGTCCACGAGTAGCCGACCTTCACGACGGCGTTGCCGGCGATCGGGTACGAGCTGGCCGGACGCACGTCCGCTTCGACGATGGCCGTGCAGCGCATCGCGTTGTCGACGATTCCCCATCTCATCGGGTGACCTCCGAGTAGTGCAGCAGGTAGTCGATACGCGCCGTCCTGGCGGTGGTGCCTCCGCCCGTGCCTGGGGTCTTGCGTTGCTGCACGACCACGCCGGTACGGTTCGTGCTGCCGGTCGGGATGGTCGTGGTGTGTGTCCCGACCAGCGTGCCATCAATGTAGAACTTCACCTCGGACGCGGCCGCGTTGACAGAAATGTCGAAACGCTGGAACGTGCTCGCAGTGGGTGCCACCGTCGTATTCGTGGTGGTGCTGCCGGTTCCGTCGGAGGTGATGCACTGCCACTGCCCGCTGTTCACGTTGTCCGTGTAGCTGAAGTACGCGCTGTACGTGGTCGCTCCCGCCAAGCTGTCCATGAACCCGGCCTCGAGGTAAAACCGCTCGGTGGCCGTCGAAAGGTTTGTCCATGCAGCCAGTACGGTGCTGAAATAATGGCTGTACGTCCCGAACTGGATGCCGTCGGTGTTCTGTGAACCGATCCCAGCCCGACCGGTATTGGTCGTCCCGGTAGAAGCTTGGATGACTCCTGGATAGTTGCCGCCCGGGTTGTTGAACGACAACGCAGCACCCGTTCCGCCGGTCAGGCTGGCCCACGGGATCTGGGACGCTCCGAGGAAATCGGAGTAGGTCAATGCCATTGACTGCGGGACCAGGACGCCCGGCCGCGGGATGCGGGCGATGTCGAACGTCCCCGAGGTGACGTCGGCGGCCGCGTGGGTGTGGTTGCCAAGGGCGACCGTCGACCCGCTGGTGCCGGTCGGTATGCGGGCGATGTCGAACGTTCCGGACGTGACATCGGCCGCGGCGTGGGTGTGGTTGCCCAAAGCGACGGTGGTGCCGCTGGTGCCGGTCGGCAGGTAGGAAATGCCGACTGTGCCCGACACGATGTCGGCACCGCTGTGCGTGTGCACGGCCGCGGCGACGCCCGCGGCGGACAGCGTCTCGTGCTTCCACTTGCTCGAGACGCTTTCCCAAACCCAGATATCGCCGTTTGACGGGTTGCCTGAGTTGAACTCGTGGCCGTGGATCTTGTGGACCACCGAGGCCCCGATGGTGCCCTGAACGTCGCCCGCCAGGGCGTGGCTGCTAATGTCGAGGGTGGCCCGCTGGGCCGCCGCGTCGGCGTCGTCCAGAATGGCCTTGCCGGCGGTGGTGATGTCCCCGCCCAGCTTGCTGGTGCCCACCACGCCCGCGTCGATCGTCCAGGTAGCCCCGGAACCGGAAACGGTAATGTCGCCCTTGTCGCCGTCTGAGATGCCGCCGCCGGTTACGGTCTGGTTCAGGATCGTGTTACAGCTCGCCACGACGGCTGAGCCGTCGTCCTCGACGGTGACCGTGGTACAGCTGCCGGTCGGAGCGACGGTACTCATGGCTTGTCCTCCACGACGATGGTTCCGCTGGTCACGAACACGTTCCCGCCGCTCGGCGTGATGACGTGCAAGATCCACCTCCCGACCTCGGGCAGGCTGGCGATGAACGTGTGCCAGTTGATGGTCACGAGGCCATTCGTCGTCCCGAGGCTCAGCCCGCCGTTGGCGGTCGTGAGGGTCGTGGCGTAGGCGTCGGTGTCATCCAGGCTGACCACCTTCAGCTCGCCGGTGTAGCTGGTCAGGTTCACCGGCGTGCCGGTCGAATCCTTGAACACGAGCGTGCCGACCTGCGGGCGGGTGTAGAACTGGCGTACGTCTAGCTGTTCGCTCATGTGCAGACCCCGTCGATGGCGTTCACCTTGTCAAAAACCCAGAAGAGGGCGCCGGTGGTGTCTCGCACCGGGAAGAGCAGAACGGGCGTTCCGGCGGCGATCGGCTGCAGATTGAAACCCACTGGCACGTTGTTTGGAGGCCCCAGCGGTGCCCAAAGTGAGCCGGTGTTTGCCAGCTCGTTCCAGTTGTACGCCCAGCCCTGATTGGTCTTGTTCAACCCGTTTGCCTTGGTCGCCAGGCTAGCCGTCGATTCCGTGAATCGGACTTCTTGCCAGTCGTACCGCCACTTCAGGCCGGCCGTGACGACTTGCGAAAGGATGACTTTTGCCGGCACGAACGCGACCTGGGTGCGGTAGTTTTCCAGCTCCCGGTCGGTCGAGAAGCTTGCGCCCGCCCGCTGGAACATCGTCGCCGCGGCACGGTCCCCCTGCTGTAAAGCCGTGTGGATGCCCCTCAAGGCGTCACCCCGTACTCGCCCTTGAGCAGCCGGTCATACGCCCAGGTGCCGGTCGGCAGCAGCGTCGAGGCGTTCCAGTTCGTGGCCTCCACGTTGGCCCGCTTCCAGCGGACGTCGGACGCCTGGTTGCCCGGCGTGGTCAGCTTTACCTTGCCGTCGCTGTCCCGCTTGGCTACCTGCTCGAAAAACAGGTAGGTGTCATGCAGGAACACGATGCGGGCGGTGTAGTACTCGTCCTCGAGATGCTGAAACCCGACATCGGTCAGAAGGCAAGAATAGGCCGCGAACCCTAGGAACGCGGCGTTGTTGACGGTCAGGCCGTGGGTGGACCAGGCCAGGTCGTACGCGGTCAGGTCGGTCTGGAACGAGTCGATGACGCTCGTCAGGGTTACCGTGACCTGCGGCACCGGGATTTGCAGCGGGTTGCCTGCCTCGTCCAGCTTGGTGCCGCCGATGTCGGCGGTGCTCTCGAGCGTCGTACCGGTCGGGAACGCCGCCGAACCGTTTATGTCCCGGTAGCACGCCATCGCCCGCGTCGACGGCTGCACGCTGCGGTTAACCGGCAGCAGGGCCTTGGACGCCGTCGAACTGTCACGCCGCAGGGTGTACCTGGTGCCGTAGGTCAGCGTCAGCTGGGCCATCCAGCCGGCCGCCGCGTTCATCATCTCCACGCCGATGTCCCGCAGGCGAAGCGTCTGCCCGACGGTGGCCTGGCTGAAACTGGCCGCAAAGGTTTTGCGGGGGTACAGGTTGGCGGTGATAGCCGAGGGCGTGCTCAACGCCCGCAGGTTGACCAGGACACCTTCGGGGCCCTCGGTAGCAGTGCCGGCCTTGTCCCAGACCAGCCATTGCTCGACTAGGCGGCCTGACGACTCGTCGTACTGCGAAGAGGTTCGGGAGTACTCAAGGGCCATCAGTTACCTCGCAGGACCTCGGTTTGCTGCTGCTGTCCACGCCGGATCGCCTCAAGGTTGCGAGCTGACGTCTGGGCTGCTGCCGGTCCAAGGTCACCGGCTACAGCCGCAACCGCAGCCGCTTGCATCCGTTGCCCTGCAGGTCCGCTTTGTCGTCCCATCATGGCGTCGGCCATGATGTTGATGCTCTCGGCGGCCCAGGCTCGCCAGACATTCGGAGCCGCCGATACGACGTAACCCCTGATGGCGTCTTCCAAGCTTCGCGGCGCAAGGTTGGAGGCCAACGCCTCGCTGAAAATGTCAGTTTGCACCTGGGTGGTGACTGCCTTGGCGGCGCCGGGCGTAAACCCGGAAACCATGCCGGGCGGCGCCTTGCCCTCGGCCACCTGTTGCATGGTCTTGCGGGCGTCCATCGCCGCCTTGTTCAGGCCGTCGATGGCGGACATCACGGCTTTGACGGACATGGCCATCCCGGCCAAGCCAGCAACGACGCCGGTCAAACCACCGGCAAATCCGCCCATCGACAGGCCCTCGAGGACACCGCCGGCGATCCCAAAGCCCCTGCCCAATCCGGCAGCTCCGAACTTTCCGGCCAGCTCGTTTTGCCGTTTGATGTCCTTGGCGAACTTGTCCATGTCCAGCTTGGCCTTGTTCAGGCCCTTGCTGAATCCCCCGGTGCTCAGACCGAGGGCGACGTTCATGCCGATCTTCTTGCTCATGCGAAGCCCCCTGCCTTCAGGGCAGCTCGCACGCCGGCCTCGATTTGCTCTTCACCGTAAAGGCGAGTCGCTTCCCAGCTCTTTGCTCGGAATCTGGTGCGGCCGAGATAGCGGCGGTGCCACCTGTTGTAAGCGCCGTTCTCCGCAAACCTTGCCCGCCATCCAGCCGGATGCCACGCAGGAAGATTGGTTTGCCCGCCGACCCCGACCCAAATGGCACGCCCGCGGCGATACCGCTTGACGCGATAGGTGATCGACTTACGCAACATGCCGCCCGGCTCAACCACGGCAATCTTGCCATAGCCAGCACCGGCCCGCCCGTCGCGCACTTCGTTGTACCGGTTGTACTCGGCCTTCGCTTTCGGGGCGAACCGTTTCATGGTCCGCCTGGTCGCCTTCGCCCAGTCCCGAAGGTACACCTTCATGGTGTCCCAACGCACCTTGGCGTCGACCTGCGTGAACGCCCGCCGGATCAGCTCCGTGTCCTGGAGCTTAATCGTGAACTGGACGCCGCCCGTTGTTGGTCTAGCCATCTGCGTGCCTCGTCCCAATCCGTGGCGTTGAGCCCGTTGGCTACGGCCAGCGGGGTGTCCAGCTCCAGTCGATGCACTGACGCCCGCAGGAGCTGGCGGGCGTCGCGGCTCAGTTTCCCCCTTCGGAGTAGAGCTGGTTAACCATGTCGAACAGCGGGCGGACAGTCGCCCAGTCGGCCTGCATCACGTCCTCAAGCGTGGCGAACACCGGCCGGCCCGCTTGGTGCAGATGGCGGGCGACGAGGAACGCGGACGCTCGGACGTCCTCGCCGGGGTTCTTGGCGACCCAGTCGGCGAGCACCACGGCGTCCATGACCGTCGGCCGGGTCAGCTCGCAGGCGACGCCCGCGAACTGCACCGGCTTCGGATGGCCCTTCAGGGCTTGCGTCAGACCGTCCACGTGCCGGTCCCCACGAAACTGATGGTGGCCTTGACCAGGTCATCGACGCTGGCCGTGGCGTTCACCTCGCTGATGTGGCAGGAACCGGTCCAGGTCTCGGACGTGTTCCACGTGATGGTCGCGGTCAGGGCGGCGCTGGCGTTCTCGCACTGGTCGACCATCGCGGCGTGGTCGCTCTTGTCGTAGAGGACTTCAACGCTGCCCGAAATGCGGGCGACGCCGTGGACGTTCGTTTCCCAGCTGTCGCCGAGGGCGGTGGTCGGGAGCGTCGTCCTGGACAAAGTGACGTTGGCGGACTGCACGAAGAGGACCGCGCCGCCGATGTTGCAGGCGGTCACGAGTGAGGAATTAGCCATAGAGCACCTCGAAGGTGGAGACTGCGACGGATGGCCGGTGTTCGTCGCCCTCGCCCACGGTCATCGTGTCGAGGGTGCGGCCCTTGTAAATCACTGCGTGGACGGGGACGGTCTGGAACGTGCCCGAGCGGTTCATGGCGGTGAGCACCAGGCCGGCCGTGGTGAGGGCGTCCCCGGGCTCCTCGGCGATGCTGCGGACCTCGACGGTGGCCGTGGCCTGCCGGGTGCCGATCACGGCCGTGTCGTCGGCCGTCACGTCGAAGTACACGCACGGCAGCCCCTCGAGCTGCAGCCGGCTGCCGAGGGCGACACGCCCGCCCACCGCGGTCGACAGGGCAGCACCGGTCCCGGCGCCCGTGGTCAGCATCGACTGCACGGCCTTCTCGATCACGGCACCACCTCGACGCAGCGGATGCGGGCGTAGCGGTGAAGGTTCTTCACGTCCGTAATGGACACGATGGCACAGGTCCGGCCGTCAAACTCCAGCCGGAAACGCTCGTTCAGGCCGTACTTCTGGACCGTGCCCCAGCGGCACATGAGGTCGAAAGTACGCACCACGGCGGGGCCGCCCCCCCACTCGGTCTCAAGGGCGCCCTGGTCCTTGACCTCGGCCCGCATGTAGGTGCGGGTCGTCCAGGTGGGGTTCGGCCGGCCGAGCTGGTCGGTCGTGTCGGTGGGCGGTTGGATGCCGATCACCGTCCGCATGAGCCCGGCGTAGATCACCGCAGGTCACTCCGCACCCGGTGCATGTCGAGAATCACCCCGGTCGTGTACGGAACAGGTCGTAGATCGACCGGCGCCGTGGCCTCCACGTTGTTGAACCAGTGCGCGACGAGCGAGACGCCCGCGTGCAAGAGGTCCTTCGGTACCTGGTTGCCGAAGCCGCAGGTGTACGTGATGTCGACCGTGTCTTCATCGGGCGTCTCGGTCGTGTCAAACTTGAGCATGGCCAGCGGCCCGTCGACGTACCGGATGTCGTAGTCGGTGGCCGAAAGCGTGGTCAGCACGCCCGCCTTGTAGTACTGCACCGAGGTGATGGCCCCGAACGGAAACCCCTCGATGACGCAGTCCCGGAACGCGCTCAGGTACTGGTGTTTCGTCGCCGTGCCGATGGTTACGCCGGTACGCCGCTCGACGTACGCCTGGGCGGCCTGCACGAGGCGGGCCAGTTCGGCGTCGTCCTCGCGTATCTCGACGCGCAGGGCCTTGCGGAGGTTGTCGAGGGGAATCCAGAGCATCTGTAAACCCGGGGCGGGGTGTTATCCCCGCCCCGGGGAGGTAGTCGGCTGGTGTCCAGCCAGCCACGAGAGAGAGCAGGTATCAGCCCGAGGTGGTGAACGTGATGCCCGCGAACGCCTCGGGCAACAGCACCTTGAAGTCGTAGCGGGCGTAGGTGTAGAGGTTCACCGCGAGCGTGCTGGCCCCGCTGTACGGGTCGACCAGCATCTGCATGCCGAGCCGCTCGAACAGCGTGCAGTAGTCGTGGTTGCCCACGATGATGCGGGCGTTCGTGGTCTCGGTGCTGTCGCAGCTCTGGCAGAGCATGTACGGCACGCCGTAGATGGTGCCGGGCATGCCCGAGGTGAGGTCCTCGGCGGTGCCGACCTTCCAGAGGTATTCGGTGCTGGTGGTGGTCGGGGCCTTGATCTTCCGGATGGCCTTCAGGGCGTCATCGTTCATGAGCCAGAAGAAGTTCCCCGTGCGGTACTGCGGAGCGACCTTGTGGACGCAGTCAATGATGTTGTCACCGGTGAGGTTGGCGTACTGAGCACCGCCCGCCTGCGTCTGGCTGGCGGTCACCGGGGCCTTCTCGAGGCCGTCCGTCCAGGCGTTGGTAACGCCGCCGCGGATGATGGCCTGTTCGAGCAGGATGCGCATCGAGTCGGCCTGCTGCCGCATGATGTAACCCTGCATGTCGGGGTTGCCGACGGCGTCGGCGAGGGCCTCGATGCTGGCCGTGGTGCGGCAGACGATCTTCTTCGGGTCGACCGTGACCTGCGTCGAGAAGCTCGGATCTGACGCGGTGATGTTGGAGTTCTCGTCGACGAACGCCGAGGTAGGCAGGGCGTTGCCGATGGCGAACTTCTTGTCACCGTCGATGCTGAGACGCTGCACCCGACCGAGGTAGTTCGTCGGGGCGTAGAGCCGCTCGACCAGCGTGCGGTACATGTCATCGGGCAGGCCGATGTTCGAGGTGCTGCCGGTGATCGCGCGGATTTCGGCAGGGTTGCCGGACGACAGGTAGCGGAAGAACGCCGCCTTGTACTCCGGGGTCGCGGTCGACGCCCGCGGCTCGGTCACCTGGGTGGGCGCCGGGGCGCTGCGGGCGTTCGAGGCCTCGAGGGCCTTCGCACGCTCGAGGCGGGCGGTCTTGGACAGTTCCTTCTCGAGCACGAGGGCGTCGGCGTTCAGGCGGTCGTACCGCTCGTCGATTTCCGCCGGCGACAGGGTGGTGCTGTTGAGCACCGTACGCATCTCGTCGGCGAGGCCGGCGAGCTTGAGTTTGACTTCGTTCACAGGAGGCTCCGTATTTGCAACTCGCGTGCACGCAGCAGGCGAGGGGTTTGCGATGACCTGAGGGCCGCTTCCGTCTGCGGGTAGGCGGCCTGAATGACCACGCTCACCTCGACCAGGTCGACGTCGAGGAGCGTGCGTGTGTTTCCGTTCCACTCGTCCTTGCGGACGTTGAACCCGAACGACATCTGGCCGTCGAGGTCACCCCGCTCGAACAACGCCCGCACGTCGCGGCCAAGCGTGGTGTCGGGCAGGTCGGCCTCGAAGCGGAGCCCCTTGGGATCACGCTCGAGGCGGAGGGTCTTCGAAGTGCGGCGGGCGAGGAGCTGCCCCGGCTCGTGGTTGTAGAGCAGCAGGACGTCCGGGTTTTCCTTGAGCGTCCGGTCAAACGCCCGCTCGTCGATCTTCTCGACGAACTTGCCACGCGGCCCGTACA